AAGATGGAACAAATCAGCGGGTTTATCCCGCTTTTTTGTTGCCATCAGGCAAGCAACGCGCGCCAGTCAGACAGTTAAAACCTAGATGTAACTGTCAGGAGTGACGAAAAGTCACTCCAAAAGCTCTCCAAGAGCGTGTTCCGAAGGAACAATGTGCCAGGGCGTAGCCCGGCACTAAATAACTATATAATTATAAATTATTAAACATTCCCCCAATTTTGGGGGATCATAAGGGGGTTAAAAATAAACAGGAATAAAAATGATTAGAGGCAGACTTATAGCAAAACTAAATAACCTTATCCGCTTGGCGGATATAAAAATACAACTTACCCAGGACAAATTACAAGCCGAGCGAAAGTACCGGCTAACACTAATTGAATCCCTTGACAAATTATTAAAAGAGGCTGACTATGAATAACGAACCAACAATAGGCAAAATCTATGAAAAATCGATTCAAAATGAAAAAACGAAGCTCAAGGAAATTATTCAAAAAAACAGCAGGAAAAACACATCGGTCCAACTTAACACCACGGCCCTTACGAGGAGGCGGACGTCTCTAATAACATTAGGGTTTATACGATGACCTGTTATACCCCCCTGGACGCTTACATCGGCCCAGGGGAAACCAAAAACAAAAAGGCAAATATTGTCTTTAAAAAACCAGAACCAGGACAAAAACCAATACTACTCCCATGTGGTCAATGCTTGGGATGTAGACTTGATAAAAGTAAAAATTGGGCTATAAGGATGATGCATGAAGCACAATTACATGAGGAAAACTCATTCATTACATTAACTTATGATGATAAAAATATTCCCCAGTATGGATCATTAAATAAAGCGCACATGGTTAAATTCATGAAGGATTTACGTTACCAGGTGCATCCAAAAAAAATAAAATTCTTCCAGTGCGGCGAATATGGAGACGAAACACAAAGACCACACCACCACGCAATATTATTTAATCATGATTTTGAAGATAAAAATCTTTATTCTAAGCGTGATGGGATTATTAACTATAACTCTAAGCATCTGGACAGTATTTGGAAACACGGGATGTGCATCACGGGAGACGTTACTTTCGAATCTTGTGCATATGTTGCAAGGTATGTAACAAAAAAGATGACTGGGAAAGGTGCAGAAGAACTAAACAATGCAGGGTTAAAATACTATGAACGTATCACAGAAGATGGCCAAATTATTCAATTGGAACCAGAATATGCAACGATGTCGAGAGGCGGTACAAGCGGTAGAGGACTCAGTTACGAATGGTATCAACGCTATAAAGAAGAAGTTTACCCATCTGATTCAGTGGTTTTCAACGGATACGAAATAAAACCCCCTGCATACTACGACTCAATATACGAATTCGAAGATAAGATGGAAGCGTATAAAAACAGACAAAAACGGAAATCACTGGTTAATCACCAGGAACAAACGCCGGAAAGACTCGAAGCTAAACGACGCGTAAAAGAAGCACAGTTAAACTTTCTAAAATCAACAATATAGGAAAAATAATGGAAATTTTTACAGTATACGATTCAAAAGCAGAAGCATATCTACAACCCTTCTTTCTAAAAACAAAAGCGATGGCAATCCGTGAAATTACGGATGCAGCAAATAACCCCGAACATCAGTTCGGAAAATATCCACAGGATTATGTATTATTCCACATTGGATCATATAACGAAGACACAGCAACAATCACACAGGATAAAACCACAAGTCTTGGCGTAGTGATTGAATTTAAAACGCAAATAGAAATGCCATTAGCAGCAGTAGAATAAAAAGATGAGTTTGGGCAATACTCAACAAAAGGCCCATTAACAAACAAATAGGAAAAAATGAAATGAAAAGCACAACAAGTAATAGATTCGCACAGATTGCAGATTCAAAAACACCAAGATCATCGTTCAACAGGTCGCACGGACATAAAACGACATTGGAAAGCGGCCAATTAATACCTTTCTATAGCGATTACGCCATGCCTGGCGATACATTTAAAATGCGAGCAAATATATTCGCTAGAATGGCAACGCCAATATACCCGATTATGGATAATGTATTTTTAGACGTATTTTGGTTCGATGTACCAATTCGATTAATATGGGAAAACTTCCAAAAGTTCATGGGTGAACAAGAAGAGCCTAATGACTCTATCGATTATACAATTCCACAATTAGTACCAGAATCACACGCAGTTAATTCTCTAGCAGATTATTTTGGAATGCCAACAGGAGTAGTGATGCAAGATGGAGAATCAGCTCTATTTCATCGCGCATACGGTAGAATCTATAACGAATGGTTTAAAGATCAAAATTTAAATTGGAAACTGGGTTCTCCGACCGATGACGGGCCAGATACATGCGCAGTAGATGTTAAAAGATTCCCACAAAGGAGAGGTAAAAGACACGATTATTTTACATCCTGTTTACCCTGGCCTCAAAAAGGTGATAATTTAGTAATGCCGCTTGGAGAAAAGGCGCCAGTTATGGGAATTGGTAAGGGTACCAATAGTTTCCCAGGATCATCAACATCAGGAATTTACGAAACAGGTCTAACATCAACTACAACATATGCATCAGAATGGGATGCTTCAACAGATTCAGGTGGCTTCTATATAGAAGAAGACCCAGATAATGCAGGTTATCCAGGTATTTATGCTGATCTATCAAATGCAACAGCAGCAACTATTTCAGCTATGAGAACCTCAGTTGCTCTACAACAAATGTTAGAGCGAGATGCAAGAGGAGGAACAAGATATAAAGAAATTATTAAAAGTCATTTCGGAGTAACATCACCGGATGCAAGATTGGTAAGACCAGAATTTCTTGGAGGAACAAGTGTGCAATTAAATATTAGCCCTATTGCACAAACTTCATCAACAGACGTAACCAGTCCACAAGGTAATTTGTCGGCAATGGCAACAGCATCAGTTAATGGAAATGGATTTACCAAATCATTTGTTGAACATTCTATAGTAATGGGAATTTGTTCTATTCGAGCAGATTTAACTTATCAACAGGGATTAAACAGGCAGTTTAGTAAAAGAACAAGATACGATTTCTTTTGGCCAGGTCTACAAAATGTATCGGAAATGGCTGTATTAAATAAAGAAATTTATGCTCAAGGAACATCGGCTGACGATGACGTATTCGGCTATCAAGAAATGTATGCAGATTATAAATATAAACCGAGTATTATTTCGGGAAAAATGAGATCAAATGCAGCTGGAACGCTTGAAGCATGGCACCTGGCACAGGACTTTTCTTCATTACCCGTATTGGGTGACACATATATTCAAGAAAACCCACCTATTAGTCGAGTTGTAGCAGTTCCAACTGAACCAGAATTTATATTCGATTCATATATGGACCTAACTTGTGTTAGACCTATGCAATTATTCTCAACTCCAGGACTGGCGAGGTTCTAAAATGATTGAAGCAGCATTGGGAGCAGCAGGTAGTTTAGTATCAGGTATATTCGGCCAATCATCGGCAAATAGATCAATAAAATTCCAACGAGAAGCTGCGAAAAACGCACATCAATGGGAAGTCGAAGATTTAAGAAAGGCAGGTTTAAATCCTATATTAAGTGCAGGCGGTTCTGGCGCGAGGGCATCAGGAGGTGCCCAGGCAACAATGCCTGATTTAGGATCAGCAGTAACTACAGCATTAGCAGCAAAGCGACTAAATCAGGAGATAAAAAACTTAAAAGCACAGGAACGAAAAACCGGAGCAGAAGAACAAAATGTTAAACAAAATATGAAAATAGCAAGACCAGCAGCATTATTAGCTGACGATTCAGCAAGAGAATATTTAATGCTAAAAGGTGTAACCGGAGTAACGGCGAAAAAACTAATGGATTCATATCTACCGCAAAAATATCCATTTACAGAACCACAGGGTTCAAAGCATCCATCTGGAAAACCTAAAAATAGACGTAAAACACATAAATCATTTAAGAGGACAAACTAATGAGTTCTTTAATTATAAGAAAACCATTTACAGTAGTAGATAAAGTGCAAATAAAATGTGATCCAAAAGAAGGAAAAACAAAGCAATCATTTAAAAGTGATTGCGACATTAATATGGTAATTAAAAAATATCAAAAATCTGGAATATTGCCAGGCATTAGAGAAGATGGCATATATTCAGAAAATACAAGCATGGACTTGTTCGAGGCTATGCAAATAGTCGCAGAAGGAAATACAATGTTCGAAGAACTACCAAGCAAAATTCGTAATGAATTTGGAAACGATCCGGTTAAATTCTTGGAATTTACAGAAAATCCGGAAAATCAAGAGGCAATGATTGAAATGGGTTTAGCAAAGCGGCTACCCTCAGATCAGCCTCAAGATAATAAAACGGAAAATG